TAACCATTTTTTGAGCGGATTTATTCCAAGTAAAACGAGAAACTCCAGAAACTTTTTCCAAAGCCTTCTGCCTGTATTTGCCCCTATGTTCGTAGTGGTCCAGCATCGCAGCACAAAGCGCGTCCAGGTCCGTCTCGTACCAATTGCCAACATTCCAAAGCCTTTCGTGAACGGCGGGTTGAGGAGGCGCTGGAACAGCTGTGGTCGCCAAGTCAATGAAGTCTGAGTGCCCAGTCATGTCAGACATAATGGTTGGGACACCCATGGCAATTGTTTGCAGTGGCATCAACCCAAAACCCTCTCCGCGAGACGCTGCCACGAAACAGTCAGCACTTGCGTAAAGGTCATACTCTTGCTCTACTGTTAGCCAAGAGTCAACAAGCTTTATGTTTGGGTTAGTGATCTTTGGTGGCTCTCCCCTGATCTCAGGCGTTATCTTCAGCACAAGCTCGGCATCTTTTAAGTTGAGCTTCTCAAAGGCGCGGACAACAATGTCAAGACCCTTGCGCTGCCAAGACGAGCCACCGGCCACAAAGCGGAACACATCGTTTGTGGGGGGCTCGCAGAGGGTCCAGACATTCGTGTCTACGCCCAAGTGACAAACAGAGACGTCTTTGTGGTAAGCCGCAAATAGCTGCCTGTTGTGCTCACATGGAACAAGAACCTTGTCAAATTGTGGTAGGTATTCGTAAAAGTATTCCGGCAGCTGGCTGGTTTCCCACATTGTAAACAGGACTTTTTTCTGCCCCTTGAACCAACCCTTTATAAGAGTGGGCTGTAAACAAAACACGGCCACCTCAGAGTGTGGATGCAAAACAACGCTGGGGGGTAAGTGCTTCTGAAGCGACAGGTTCATGTTGCCGTAGCCATAATGATTATGGTTTGGGCCATGTATAGAAATGGTTTTTAGACTAGGCCGGTTTCCACTTGCCATGACTCCTTGGCTTTCTTTTCTATGTTTGCGCAGCCATCGATTTTCTTGGGCTGCAAACCATCTTTGCGAAGGCGTTTGTAGGCAGGCATGTCTTTTTGCCAGCGGGCTTCTGTTGCATTTATTTGTGCGGCCCGGTTACCGCCAGATGTGGTGGTGTTTGGGCCCGTCCTGACGTGGGCTATGCGACAACCAAAGCACCCCTCAACATCAAGGTTGGGGTGCGTCTTCTGATGAAGGATCATGTTATGTAGTCCCCGTATCCAGCTTCGGTCAGGTCCGCAGCCTCGGCAGCCGTTATCTCCGTGACGTGTCCACCGTAATAGGTGATAGCAACATCGGACAGGAATGGGGGCTGATTCTCTGTGTACTGACCAGTTGACAATTTGTAAACATTCCGACCACGCGCACCCGGGCGAATTTTGGAAAACAAAATCTCTGCCTGGTAATCATCTTCTGACCCGTAAGTAACAAAGTCGTCTGTAGGTGGCGAAAAGAACGGCATGGCCCAAGAATAGCAAAGGCCCCCCGCCGAAGCAGGGGGCCATGCTCAACTCGATAATTACGAGTTTGTGCCGATGCTCGAAGCTGATTCGATGCGGCGGAGGCTTGCCTCACGGAAGCGACCGTATCCACCGAGCCAGTACCAGCCGAGCGGCTGGAGGCGCATGAGGATGTCGGTTACGTTGCCGCGGACAATCTTTGGTGTTGCACCATTGCCATCGGTGAAGCTGTACGCCTTGGCGAGAGCCTGACGACCCATGACGTGGGTGCAGTACGCGTCGACTGTGCCGGTTGAACCGGAACCGTCAGAAGCGTTGCTGAACACCTTTGCACGGGGGGTCTCGATGAAGCGCACCGACTCCCACTGACCGATTTCACCGTTGTAGATGTTTGCGGTATCTACGTAGGTGTGTGGGTCACGGAAGTTTGCAGCACCGTTCGCGCCACGGAAGTCGTAAGAAACGTCCGGGTGCATGTAGCCGAGGTATGAACCATTGAAGGTTGCAACGTTCGCGCCACGGAGTTGAGCAACAACCTTACGGATGTCGTCGCCTGCAAGGGTGTCTTCTGGTTGGATGGATGTACGTGCTGACGGGGTTGTCGAACCACCAGTTGCGTACACGACGTTCGAGCCAGCGGCAAGAACTTCACGGACGATCTGGTCGATTGAGTCACCTGCGTTGTAACCAACGATGTTGGCCGCTGCCGTGTCGACGTTCAGGAACGAGGTGCCACGCAACTTAGCGGTGGTCACGACTGCGTTACCGTATTCGGCAAGGGTCACGGTCACCTGGCTGTCGCTCAAAGCAACAGGGGTAACGTCGGTTACTTCGTTCAGGGTGCTGGTTGCTGCTGAGAGATCCGAGAAGATCGTGAACGTAACAGCTGAACCGGGCATTGACTGAGCGGTTGGTTGGACATCCGCAGCCTGATCGAACAGGAGTTCGGAACGCAATGCGAAATAAGCAATGCGATCAAACGCTGTCTGGTCTACGGAAAGGGAGGAGGTTGTGGTTTCTCCGGCCATGGGTTTTCCTGCTTTCTTTTAGAGGTTTAGATTTCTGCTGCTTGTGCTGCCTCTAAGAGAATCTGCTCGACTTCGGCCTGGCTCTTGGCGTTATTGATACGGGTTACGTAGTCCACTGGGGGCTCGGAAACATTGCTACCGGCTGCGACCTGTTGGGTTCGCTTCCAAGCTGCTGCTTCCTGCGCCGACCCATCCGGGGGTGCCTGCATCAAACCTGCTTCAAGCGCTGCCTGACGAATTGCATCTGGTTCAAGTTCGCCTTCGTAGCCTTTGATGAAGTACTTTGCCATTGGGGCATCCAGAGGGATTCCCGACTTAGCAAAGGCCAACTCTTTCTTGGCTGCTGCGGCTTCTGCTCGCTCCCTGCGGAGTTCTGCAACTTCCTGTTCCAACTGCTTGACGTGCTTTCTCAAAGGGTTCTTACCCTCAATCGAATGCTCTTCTTCGAAGTAGTCTTCAGACTCGCTCATATGGCTTCACACTCCTTTGCCCACGATCCGGACGGAGGTTCCGGTCGGCTGCATTTGGTTTGATATGTACACCCCTTCTACATCTTGTCTGCGGGGGATTCGACAAGAGTTCCTTCCATTACGGAATCGGGTTTATTCTTGTTGATGAATAGTTATTCTGTCAAGCGTTTGAAAGGCCAGTGACTTCAGAACCCTGCGCCGCAAAGCCTCCGCCACCCTGGAACTCTGCGGTGCGTTGTGCTGCGCGTTGACGAACTCGCTGAGCCGCTGCTGGGTTGGTGCCAAACACTGCGCCAATCTGTTCTTCCTGAGAGATTGCTTGCTCTTGCGAGGACAATGCACCGAATAGCTGCTGCGCCCCGGCAATGTTGGCAAAGCCCTGTCGCGCCTCTGCTGATGAGATTTCTTGTGCAGCCAACAATTCCGCGGTTCCGGTTGTTAATTGCATTCCGGCTTGACGCTCTGCTTCACCAGCAATCTGGGCTGCCTGAGCACGACGCATGAGCACGGGCGTTGCCTTGTCCGGGTCTAGGAAGTATGCAGCAAGGTCGCCTTCGGAAACACCGTACAACTGCTTCATCTGGTTGACAACAGCTGGGTCCGCTTGCTTAACGGCTTGGAAGCCAGAACGGACGCGATCAAGGATTTCCGCAGAAGAGATGTTGTTTGAGATGAATCCAGAAAAATCGTCTGGGCTGTCATAAAAACCAGCTGGCAAACCAGACCCTTGCATAGCCTGTGAATAGGCCCGCTCAAGAGCGATGTACTCAGGAATTGAATACACTGGCTGACCCTTTGCCTGCAAAGCAATGTTGCCAGCAAAGCGACGCTTGTAAGCATCCGTATCACGAATAGCAAACCCAATGTCGTCAATTGTGGACTCACCGGTAATTTGACCACCGTGCCAAACCAAGGTAACGGCAGCAATTAGATCATTGTCCCCAAGGCCATAGTAGGCCAAGTAGGAACGAAGGATTTCATCTGCGTCAGGGGCGTTTGGATCGGGAAGCAGCGGCATTACATCAACCTACCAAAAGCCTTGGCCAAAGTGTTACCCAATTGGCGGGCCTCAGACTTGGCGTTTTCTGTTTGGGTCCAGCCATAACGCTTGTCGGTCCTGAGTGTTTGAGCCCACTCGCCGTTGGTCATCATTCGCTTGGTGCCGTTTTCATCAAACATGTACGCCCGTTCATATTTGGCTTGGCTCATGTCGATGGTGTTGGGATCAACCTCAAGAAGCTGAGCCGCATAGTCGCGGTAGTTCTGCGTGATGTCGTTCATGGACAGGCCCTTGTCAAGCATTGGCTGAAGGTGCTGATACCTTGCCTTAGCTATCTCTTGAACCCGAGTCTCCACATCCTCCATACTAATTTTGCCCATAAGCGAACGCTCAACAAGATTGTCGTTTATGTTGACAAAATAGGACTTGCCGTAGTTCACGTAAGCGTTGTACAGTTTGGATTTGCGGACGTTTTCTACAGCTGACGCATTGGCGTAGTTGCCGTTATCGTCTTTACGGAACGCTTCGCGGTAGGCCTCACGCTTGAGGTCGTCCCCGGTTAGGCCGTAGTTAAGAATCCTGGCCACCAGCTTGCCGTAGTTTGAGCCGGAGAAATTAATGGTTCCAACCGTATCGATGATTTGTTGGTCGATCCTTTGGGTCTTGATTTCCTTAAAGAAAGATGTGCCAGACATTGCTGCCTGAAAACGAGCCAGGCCAGTGTCCGAGGCGTACCACTCTTCGCTTACTGCCTGCTTGAGTATGTTGAAAGTGTCGGCATACTTAGTACGATCAATGTCGGTCAACAGCCAGGCTGAGTCAGGAAATTGTTCTAGTACTAACTGTTCCCAGTCTTCCATTATGCACCCCCACGGATCATTGCGTCCATTATGCGAGCAAGGTTCGTGTAGCCAACGGCTGCCCTTTCAGGACCGTACTCCTGCATTACGCGCTGTTCTGCTGCGGTGCTCACGGATGTAGCGGCTTCACTGCCGGTTGCCCCGCGTTCCATTTGGCGGTACGCGTCTGCAAACCTGGTCAAACTTTCATCGTCCAGTCTGCGGCCAAGCATTTTTTGAGCTGCGTCCCTAAACACCGCTTTGACATCTTCGGTTGGCGTGTACTGAACGCTGCGTCCGTAACTCGAACTGCCTTGTGAGGCGTAGTTGGAATCCAGCATAATTCCGTAGTACGCCACATCCCAGGTTCGGCCTGCAACATTAGCGTTTCTAAGCAACAGAGAAACAGCACTTAAGTCTTGGGTGTCAAACATTGACGCACTGGGGTTGCCGCTTTCTCCATAGAAACCCTTGTTTGCCAAACCCTGCAAAAAAGCCCTGCGGCTTACCGGATCAGCAAACGAAGCAATAATTCCAAAGGCGTCTTTTTCGGGGTCGTATGGTTTTCTGGCGATGTTGCCGTCTTTGTCGACCAGGTTTTGACCCACATAGCCAGCGTCTTCAAATTCGACATAACGCTTAGGGACGCCACCAACACGGGTCGTATTGGGATAAATCCTGAAATAAGCTTCGTCCATCTGCGTGTCCGTTGCATCATTCATTGCGCTAGTTCTGACGGTGACCTTTCGTTCGGGCATAACGTGACCCTCGGCAAAGGCATAGTAATTGTTGGTTGAACCATCAAAGCTCGGCATAGAGGCTTCTGCTGCGGCTGCGGCTGCGGCTTGGCCAGCAGTGGAATACTGGTTGTTGTTGTTTGCAAAATCTTGTCTGGGGTCACCGGAGGAAGTGGTTTGCGTGTCGCTGCTTCCAGATTGCTCATCCCCAACAAACGGTCCAGTCAAGTTCCTGACGACGGTTTTGGGATAGTTGACAACGTAATCGGTTACTGAACTTACAGCATCATCAAAAAAATCTTGAATACCCATTAATCCTCAACTTCCGGTGATAGAACACGATCATACAACCGGCCAAATTCGGGTGTGGCAAGAACTAGCTGATAAGCCATGCCTGCCAACCAATCCCTTAATGGCTCTGCTGTTTTTGATTGCAAGCTTACCAAGCCATACTTGGCCAACTGGCCCAAAGCTTGATCGCGGTACGACAGGTACTTCGTAATGGCTTCTGCTATCGGCGAGTCCTGAACTTGCCTGTCGGTAACCGCTAGACGAAGCTGGTCAATCTGGCCCTCAAGCTTGCCAACCTCAAACTGCGTAACCCTAGGAAAGCCTGGGTAGTTGACGGCCAAGCGGTCACGGTATTCGCGCAACCACTCTTTCTGTTCTGCGCTTGGGTATGCGCCAACCTTTAGGCGGGCATCGCGGTAACGAGCAGAACCCAGGCGGTTCTGTGCTTCAGCAATAATCTCTCTGTCAGTAAGACGCTCGCGCTTACCAGACCTAATTTGACGCTCCCAAACTGAGAACGAGAAGTCATCGCCACCTGGCGCAAAGTAAGCACCGACCTCGCTGTACTTAGACAAGAACTCGCCACTGGATTGCTCCCAGTCACCAAACTGCTCGGTTGCTTCAAGCCCTGACTGGGTTGATCGGCTCTTACCTGATAGGTAAAGCATCGCATCTGGTCCGTGGATTTCAAGGAATCGCTGGACGGCTGTGTCGTAGTTGTTCGCCTGGAGGTCATAGAACTCCTTGATGAGCTGACCGACATAGATGTCCTCGCCTGCCAAAGTGTCAACTCTGAATGCTGGGCTACCAGCCGTAGGTCCAAGGAACTGGGATAGCGCACGGAAAGCCGTCAGAACTTGGGCTTTACCCTTGGCATCTTTAAGCAGTCTGTCAACGCCGTCAGGTGTGCGCATGTCGTATTCGCCAGCGGCCGACAGGGCTCGCACCGTCTCAATGTAGGTATTGGCAAACACTGTGTTCAGTTGGCTCTTGTTGCCCCTGAGTGCCTGTAGGCCCTTGTCAAGCCAGCCAGGCATAAGGTTGGAAGCAATGCTCTTGTTACGGCCATAAGGCAAAATGATTTCTGATAATGAGTCCAACGAAGGTGGGTCACCCGCGGCACGGAACAAAGCGTCAGCAGCAATCTGGCCAGCTGGTCCCAAGCTAGGAATGAACGTGTAACCAACAGACAGTCTTTGCACGGGGGCTGCAAGTGGGGCGTTGACGCCTGTCACTAATTCTGCAAGGCTGCCGGAAAGTGGGAACACAAACATGTTAACGCCGGTGATTGGGTCTTTATGGAAGAAGCCCTGACCGGTTTCCGCTGGGTCAGCATCGGACATACCTACGTAGGCGCGTTGTGCGCGGCGTACGCGAGTCGGGTCTTCGATGAGGAGCCCCGCGTAGTCACCGATGATTGAGGCCCAAGCCGCACCAAACGGTGCTATGACTCGCGTAGCATCCATCAGGTTGTTCTTTTCCGCCGAGTCAAAGAAGCGCTCTTTGATCTCACGGCTAGCCATGTTGCCAGCAAACATGTCGAGGTCTTCTAGCGTTCCCGTGGGGGTGGTGACAAAACGTTCCGCCTGACCAATCCGATCCTGGGTATCGGCTACCAAGCCCTTCATCATTGCCCGCTTTTTGTACAGGTCTTGGCGTAGGTCATACAACTCTTGTTCAACAAGGTCACGTGGCGCTGGTGAGTTCAAGAAGCTCTTTACGTAATTGGCTGCATCTTCGTCGTAAACCGATGGAACGTCGGAGGTAGCTCTGGGCAGTTCCCGAGCATCGCCTTGTAGTCGGTCAAGTACGCCAGCTCGGTACTCAGGGTCTTTTGCTGCACGGGCAATGTCGATGTCGGCAACCTTTTTAATTTTTACATCATGGATGAGGCTCAAAGCATCATCAAAATCAATTTGAACATCAGCATTCCTAATGCCGTAGCCCCTAAAATTCATCTTTCCCCGAACAGACAAAACTGAATTGCTACCTTGCTGCAGCGCTTCCATCAAGGCTTCTACAATATTTTCAACCGGGCCAGCGCCCTCAAAAAAACCAACTCCCGAAAGCATTCTTATGTTTATAACAATGTCTTCAAATCCCGGTTCGTCCACAAAGCGACCAACTGCTTTTTCTGGGTTGAGTTCGGGTATCGGCACTCGACCAACATCGTTAGATGCGGAGTCAATCTTTGCACGACGTCGCTCAACGTAGTCATCAGCCTGTTTTGTTACAGACTTGGCGTTGGCCCCTTTTCTGTTTGCGTATTTTGCGCGAGATTGTGGGCTGTCAACTAGGTCGTTATAGAATTGTGTTTTAATTCCTACTTTCCTTTTGCCTGGGGGTAGGTAGCCACCAAACTTTGTAGTGTTTGGGTACAGAACGCTTGCTTCTGCAACAACTTCGCCTAAAAGAGCTCTACCTGCTTTCTTTTTTCGGGCTGCAGTTGCTGGAACATAATTAAGAACGTCATCAACTCGGAGCTGAAGTGCCGTAAAATCTTTAGTGTCTGGAGATGGATTCTTTAGGAATCCCGTAACAGACCCACCATTTTTAATGGCATCATTGTAGGCGTCCGTCTTGACCCAAGTGATAATTGAATTATCCATGAGTCCTTTAGTAATTTTTTTGCTACTAAAACGGAGCCTGTTCAGAGTCCGCCGCGCTTCTCTTGTTCTGTAGGTCAGAATATTAATAATGTCTGTATGGTCTGTTGAACCAAACTTGTCTGGAATGTTCTCCGTAAGTACGCGGTAACCCATGTCGTGTTCATGGTCAACCCTGAAGTCATACAACGGTGTGGGATTCATGTCTTTGACCGCAATCCGTTCACCGGTTGATTTATCAATCCGACTGGTCAACGTGTCGCCTGTTGCTTCGGGGAAGTCCTCGACAACATCATCGACCACGGAGTCTGCAATCCTGTTGATCGATGGCTCTGCACGAATAGCTGCCTCAGCGCCCTCAACTGCAGTGTCTTGCAACTTGCGACCGTAGTTGTACAGCGTGTCAAACTCATCAAGGGTGATGTCGTTGAAGATCATGCCACGACCAGGAATTGGAATACTGCGAAGTTCGTCAAAGGTAATAACGCGACGAGGGAAGAACTTCTTCATTGCCTCAATAGCTGCTGGATCATCAAAGCCACGGATGAATGCAGCCACTTTGAGTGCATCGTCTTTGGTGATGTCTGCAAACGGGAACAAACCGCCAACCGGAATGTTTTCCAGTTCGTCAAGTGTGATGCTTCCAGAAAGCCAGTTAGTGATGTGGCGCATGTATTCGGGGCTCATGAGGTCCCGGATACGCTTACCATTAGAAAGGCGCATTGTTGCGGTTAGGTCAAGGAACTGCTTTTGTCCAGGGCCTTGTACGTAACGACCAATGAAGTCTTTGACAACAGGTAGTTCTGCAAGTTTCTTACGGACATCGTTTGATTTACGTAAGGTGTCCTGGAAGAAGCTGGCAACAAACAGCGTGTCCCCGTGTGTCATGTTTGCAAAAAGCATTCCACGGCCAGGAACCGGAATTGTACGTAGTTCCTCGATTGTGATACGACCCTTGAGGTAGTTAAGAACATGGCCAAGTGGCTCATCTCCAGCAAAGTTTCGCACTGGCCTACCGCTTTCCAACAGCGTTGACGGCCTGATCTTCACCGACAATACGCCTGGAGCCGCGCCTGTCATATCTCCGTTTCGTGCCGCTTGTGCATTGGCTCGACGACGCGCTGCGGCATCCTTTAGTTCTTGTTCTACTTCATTAATCTTTGTGCTAAGGCCAGTCAACTCGGTGTTGAAGTCATCAAGTTCTGCCTTGACAACATCTACGCTTGAATCAATCACGCCCTCGGCTTGGTCAATTCTCCGCTGCATTGATCGCCATAGGTTGTTTGATCCAACGTAACGGCCCGGTGATACCCCTTCTTCGGCTGCTGCCTTCACAATTGTCTCCCTAAGTCGCGTCGCTTCCTTGGCAGAAAGTGTATCAATGTTTTGGACAATGTGCCGGTAATAGTATTGACGCCAGAAAGGACTCTTTTCAAAGGTCTTCATAAACGTTTTGTCTACAACCTGAGAGAACCACCAGTCAACTGCTGCCCGCTTGCGCTCCAGCATTGTTGAAATAACGTTGGCTTCCTGTCCCTTGGCGTCCAGCTTACTGCCGACTCGATCCATAGATTCACGGTCAAACCACCGTGCACGTTGCGGAAGGGTGTTTGCGTCTCCGGCAACATTGACAAGATCGGTCATTGCGAAGTTTGCTTCTGGACCAACCCGTGGAGCAAAGGCTTCAAACATGTCGTCGGAAACTTCAGAGGTTTGCCTGATTTGTCTAACATCAAGAACTGTCTGACCCTTGACAGTGTGAGAGTCCACAACCATAAAAGTCTTTGGTTTGATGGCCATACCGGCGTCGTCAAGCTCCTCTTCCATGCCACGGATAATCGAGCCAGGCCCTATTTTGTCACTTCTACCCCACGAGCCAGGACCATCAATGATGTCGTAAGAGCCATTTAGTATCCCCATCTGCACGTCATCAACCTGCATTTGGAACATGTCGCCAACCGGAACGCGGTTAGTCATAACTGCAAACTTAAGGTCCTCATTGCCTGGTGCAAGCAACCAACCAACGCGGTCGGTTCTGTAGTTTCCGTCGATAACGGCTTGCAGGTACTTGCGGCGCATGTCCGCATTTTCGTTCCAGTTCTTTGGAAACGGCACAAAGTCTCGTATGCCGTTTTCACGTGCCACTTTCAATCCTTCCGGGTGGGCATTAACCAGGTCTCTAATGATCTGTTGACCGCGTGGCGTGGCTTCTAATACGTCCACAATTTGATTTGTTGTGCGACCCTCAAGAATCATCTTGGCAATCGGGTCTTCTCGCATCATGGCCATTTCATCAACGATTGCCTGAGTGTGTAGGTTGCGATCAAGTTGACGCTCTACAACGCGAACGTCGCCCTGGCGCATCATCGATGCCATACCTTCTGTTGGGTCTACCATTCTGCGGTTTGTTGAGGAGCTAATTGTTTGTTGCAGGAAATCAAGAGACGAACGAACTTCGGCTTCGGTGGCATCATCAATTGCTTTAACACCCTTGAACGACTGGCCGAGAATGTTGCCCTTATTTCTCCATCCGACGGTGGTAAGGATGTACCTCAATGGATGGTTGAATAAACCACTAACATCACCAGTAAGGGCCATACGGAACTGACCATCAATGACGTTACGCATAATGTAACCACCACTTGCCAAGGCGAGCGGCTTCCAGAGTTCGTTTTGAACGTACTCAATGGCCATCGGAATCGTTCTTTGCTGGCCGGTTTCGCGTACAACGGTGCGTTGTAGTTCCCGCTTCCATACTGGACTGTTTAGACGGCGTAAGACACGAGGGTCAGGCAGGATTTGAACACTGTTCAGTAGGTCAGCCAACGCAAGTGGGCCAACCACACGAAGGTGTTTGAGTTGCGTTGGGTCGTCAACCAGTTTATTAACGGTTTTTTTGGTAATTATGCCTGAGTCAACAAGCATTTCAAGGAACGTTTCGTCGTCAGAATCAATTGATCTGTCGATAAAATAACGACGGAACTCTTCTGTTTTGTCATCCACAGAACCCAAAACCTCGTCAACAACGCTTGAATCCAGACCCGCAGTGCGCAATGCGGCCCCAATCATTTGGTTGTAGAGTTGCTGAGTCGCTTTTACGGCTGTGCGGGTACCGTAAGAACTGGAATAGGCCTGGGTTGCGAAGTCAAGAAACGCGGTTTTAATTTTTTCTGGGGTTATGTCGTCTCGCGTTTGATAGGTGCGCTTAATCAACTTGCCTTTAGAGTCCGTAATCCTCTTAACAACAAGTTTGCCGGTTGAGGTTGTCTCAAAAATCTCCGACAAGAACTCAGTGGAAATACCAGAGTTACGCACCTTGTCTGGATCAAGAATGCTAAGCCACTCTGAGTCGCTAATGTCATCACCAATAAGGGTTACATAGCGCTGAAGGTTTTCAACCGCCCGCGAGCGATCAACCGCGGTACCTTTAACGTTGAGAAAGCGCGATGGAACACGTGTCTTGATCCACTTGTTGTACGCAATGCCTACTGTCGATTCCGTCCAGGCGTTGTTAAACAATCGTTTAGAGCCAGGAATGTCAGTAAAAGAACGGATCATCTGTTCTTGTGGCAAACCAAAGATAGTTACGGCCTCGTCGGCAACGCTATCCATCAAGCCAAATGGTGATGTGAAGGCTCCGATTGCCGCTTTGATCTGAGCGGGATCGTTCATCCCTGCAAGTTTGATTGCTACTTCTGGTGGAAGTTTGTACTTAAAAGCTTCAAGAATTTGTGAAGGCGACTTTGTTTCTGAAATAACTTCAACTAAACGGTTTGCGGCTGCTGACTTGTCTAGCCACTTCGCTGTCTTGCTTGCTTCCCAGTACGCTATTTCAGCGTCGTCGGCAAGCCCAGCCGCAACACGGGCCGCGGAAGTAGCAACTTCTTTTGACATTGTAGGAACGTTTGTTAACCCAGCGCGGATACCTTTGTAAGCTTTGCCAACAAAGTTTGTTGGGTCTGTTACGAGCTCGACGCCACCGTCAAGGATGCCCGACAGAACGTTGTAGCCATAAGAACCGGGTGTGTAAGCAATTCTCGCTGCGTCGCGCCCGATTGTCCAAGCATGTCCATTGATTGTGCCACGGAAATCACGTGCTCGTTGACCAGCAACTCTTCCAAATTCTTCACCCAAAGCAAAGCCTTCGCCTTGCTTATCCCAGTCACTCATCAAGGTTCCTAGTTGAGTTGACTTAAACCATCCATCTTTACCAAAAGCTCTAAATAGGTTTTGTGGAAGAAAAGCACCAAGACCCAAAAAACTATCGCCACCAGCCTCTCTGGCTTGTGAGGCAATGTTGTTAATAATGTCAGACGGGAACTCTGCGGCAGCTTGCAAAATACGAAAGCCGGTCTTAAGTGGATCGTATACGAACCTTTCAAAGATGTTCTTTTTACGCGGAGTGTTTTCTGCTATCTGCTGTTTTGCTAACTGCCAAGCAGAGAGCTGGGAAGCTGTATCAATTGCTGAAGGTGAAGCGTTTGCTTTAGCGAGTGTGATAACTGAACTAACAGGCATCCAGGGTGCCTGGTTGTAAATCTTTTTAACATTGTCTGCCACCTGCGGGGTGATCCAGTTTGACGCATTCTTTTCGGCGTTATTAATTGTTACGGCTCGATCAATGACGAATTTTTGGTTTACGTCATTGCTCCAGTCATTGAACAGGAACTTGCTGTTAACCATTAACGTCCTTCACGTAGATAGGAGTCCAACATTGAACCAAGCGCATCGTCTGGATACATTTGATAAATCGCACGAAGTTCAGCCAGACCGGCTTCTTCGGTACCGGAGCGCATTGGCATACCAACCTGCATCGAGCCCGCACCAGCACCAAAGTCGACGCCTGCTGTGAGTGGTTCGTTTGGTCTTTCAGTTGGACGCGCAAACGCGCCAAGACGACCTGGAGCCGGACCCACTGGTGCAGGTCTAACTTCGGTCGGGGGCGGGGCCATTGGCACAAGCGATTGAGATTGCATTTGCTCTGTTGCTTTGCCATACGTTTGGCCAGGCACTGTTTGTTTAGCGACCTTGGTTGCCTTGTTGTTTAGGTCTGTACGATTTGGTTTTGCTGCCATTACGCTCCTCTAAGTTGTGACAGTAGTGCTCCAAGTTCTGGTGGTGGTCCACCCGCCCCTGCTTCTGGTGGTAATGGCGGTGCTTGTTCTGCACCCATTCCTGGCACAGCCAACCCTGGCATTTGTTCTGGTGCCATCATGCCCGGCATTTCTGGTGCTGGGGCGGGAGTTGCTTGACGCTCCTGTGCTCTCTTGTTGGTGCGATCAACCGCATCGTACAAAGAAACGTTCTGTTCTTTAACAAGCTTTACCAAGTAGGCAAGGTCGTCTGGTTGGTACGGTCCTTGCGGGTTTGCTGCCTGCTGTTGAATGCTGGAAAGCAACGCAGACTCAACACCCTCTGCGGTGATGCGGTCAGCTTCAAGTTCTGGATCAGAGATCAATGGGTCAACCTCACGCGCTGACTCTTTTGACATCGTACCAATGCCGAGGCGCTGGCCAATTCCAATAATCAAACTGTTTACGTCAGTGCCGGAAGCTGGGTACGAAACGTAGTGAAAGTCTGTTTCCCAAACCTTGTTTGGCACATAGTCAACCTTACTGATGTTTGCGCGACCAGTGATAAAGAATGACTTGGACTTGTTGCCCCAATAAGCCTTCTCAATTGCAATAGCAACTTTGTCTTCTTCAACAAGTGAGGACTCGAATGTTGATTGGATTTCTTGTACTCGGAAGTCCACCGTTGCAGCAAGAACGTTTTCGCCGCGACGGCCAGTACGGATGTTTGTTGCGGACTCGCCACCAAACTCTGCCGGGATTGCGCCCTCAAGACGCTCTTGGCGTTCGAGGCGGTCAAGGGCCATGTCAGTCTTGTAACCAGGCGCAGTGTTCAACTGTTGGATGTCTCCACCCTTAACAACACCAAGCTGTCCGGTCTTGCCGTCTGCAATCTGCACGATCTCGGGGTTATCGCCAGGACGAGCAACCAGGTATTCGTCTGGGAAGATACCGCGCTCGATAGCAATTTCGGTTAGCGCTTGGAGACGCGCACGGGTGTAGTACATGCCAAGCAGGCCGTCAAACTGTCCGCGTGGTTTGTCTAGGGTGATGCGCTGCGGAATAATTACAAGCGGGCACTCGGCACGGTTGACGATTCGTTCAAGTTCTACAACGTTGGCACCCCAACGCTCTACGGAGTCAAGACCTTCTTGGTCTTCTGCTCCGACTGCACAGAGAACAATCTCGTTGGCGCAAACGTATTCAAGAATTGTGAACTTGGCATCATTGCTGATACGACCAAGACGAAGCTTGCCATCGACTGCATACCCGTAGTTATTCAGAAGCCACTTCAGGGGCTTCTGATAAGAAAAAATTACATTATCCGGAACCGGGTTGTCGATGTCCTCGGTGTGCAGCGGGTAGGTGTCTAGTGGGTTGCGCACCGACCAGGTTGGCATCAGGTTCTTAAAGTCAGGCTTGATAACAACCGGCGACGAGGAGTAGGCAAGAATGTGGCGGGCACGGCGACGCATTTTCATCTTCATGCGGTTGTGTTCCCACATGGCCTGCATGGCTTTGCGGCGGGTGTTGGCTAGTTCTTTGGATTTATCCTTGCCCTCGGCAAGCGGTGGGAAGTACGGAGTTGGGAAAGTTGACGCTATACGCATCGATGTCTGATCAAGTCCTTGAACTAGAAGGTTGGCAACAGAACTCTTGGCGGCTTTATCAAGTTCGTTCAGGGGGATAATGGTGTCGCCGTTAGCAAGTTCCCGAACTTTACGCATTTGCTCCAGGACAGGACCTTGAGCTTCTCTGCGCGACTTATAATGAGCAAGAATTTCTTCAATTGTAATCATGCAACCGTTCCTAGATGACCCGTACGTTTAATAATACACATCAGGATGTGCTATGAAGACAAAAGCCAGCTTGGTCTCCATTGCCGGGGCGGTCTTGTTGCGGGTGTGAGCCGTGGCATATGTAGTTCTGCAAACCAATGTGCCATTACCAAGTCGGTGCCGCGCTTCTTGTCGCGTGTCCATGACGTCATCTCGTCAATAAACGCCAACGTCTTCCAGTTCTCAGTCATTGTTGGCAGCCGGACCTGGCCGGTGCGCCACAAAGGTGGCAACAAAGCTTCAACACCAAGGTTTTCGTCAAGTTTGTTGCGGGTTGTGGTGTGTGGTATCACATTGACACCATGTAATGCCTGCCAACGACGCACAAAGTCATGCGCAAGAAGGAATCGTTGCGCTGCGTTGACCTCAACGATCCAGTGGCTGATGGGATACCCCATGTCTGCGCTGCGTTCTTGCCATTGATCCATGATGCCGGAGTATTCACCGCTGCCAACCGAGTATCCAAGTAGCTCTTCGGCAGTTAATTTGCATCTTTCGGCGTCAATTAGGTACCTAAGGTTGGTTTCTGGTTGGTAAAGCCACCACTGAACCGCCCAAAACTGGGTCGGGGACGGGTCAACAGAGGCTATGGAGATAACTGGTTGGCGCAAATTAGGTGGAATAAAGCCTGGTCGACGGTCTCTATCCACACACCCTGGGTATAACACCCCGTCCGTCCCCATGCCACCGGTGGCCCAGACCCGTTCGATCAGGTAAGCGCCTGCTTCCATGTCTTCTTGCTGGTACACAACCTGGAACTTTTGCGGATTAGAGTGTCTAATGTATGACAAATCTTTCCAGGAGAGGCGGAAAGGGTCCAGGAGTGGGCCGTCAGGCCAGGCCGCGGCTTTAGTTGTGCGAGACGCGGGGCCATCATCTAGCTCTTCGTAATACGCTTTGTAAACAAGGTGGTGGTACTTCTGCTTCTTCACCGGTTCTTCTACTGTCGCCTGAGTCTGGTCGCTGCCGTCGTAGTCATCACCGAAGTCGTCATAGGTCACCTTGGCCAGACAGTGGGCATAGATGTCGCCGGGCCCCAACCTCTGACCAATCACAGCCAGAACGCCACCTGGATCAACACGAGCCTCTGCCATGGAGTCCCAACGCTCTAACAACTTGTCACGAGCAGCTGACTCTTTGGCGTTCTCAGGAGAAGCAACGTCGTCAAACAATACAAGGTCAGCACGGTGACCAATGAACTCTGAGTCAATACCGTAGGCCGACACGGTTGGTTCTTTGTTGTCTAACCCACCAGTACCTTGTTGCTCAACAATAAACTCTTCAGCTCGCCACAAAGCACCCTGACTAGCAGGCTTGAAGCGCCCATAATCCAAAGACACGCACGACTCAGCATTCAAAGCCAAGCCACGTCTCACCATCTCTGGATCTGGCTGCAAGGGAACAGGACGTTCAAGCGTTTCACGGATACGACGGCTGTACTGCTTAGCCAACGTCTGCGAAACAGAACCAATCATGACACGGATAGAACGGTTGCGCACAATCACCCACACTGCAACATCATGAAACAACGTTGACTTACCAGCACCAGGCGGGCAGTTAAGTACTAGGAACTCTTTTTCGTCTGATTCAAGGTATTCAACGACCTTATATGCAGCGTCCACCTGCCAGGGACTGGGCACTCGCCCAAGATACACGCGTCTGAAGTAGTCGAAGTCCACCAAACCACGTTTAGCCCTTTCTGAAAGGCGGTCAACTGGTAAGACGGGGGGCAGAAGGTCTTCCGATGCGACAGTTTCTTTAATCTTGTCATACTGAGTTCCACCCCTCTCTACCTTGACACCGGCCAACTTGGCTTCTTTAAGCTCCGTAGAAAGAACGCGTTGCTTCACAACCCACTTCTTGCCAGTCTCATAAGAGATACCAGCCATGTGCGAAGCTTCTTTGGTTGTCATCCCAGCATTGATGCACTGCCAAAAACGAGCGCGGTCCTCTGGCGCAATGTTACGTTTACCTTTTGCCATGTTGATAACATACTAGTCGCCGGGTCGGTGGGCATTCTCCTTTCGTGCCGTCCTCCTTGCATCGGCCCGGCACCTTCGCTATAGTTGATCCCATGACAGGACGACTCGGATACACAAACAGTGTCATCAAACGCAAAGACTTGAAAACAAAACGAGAACTGTCAGATGATGCACTACTAAGAGATGCAGCTCGCCAAGCAGAAAAGTGGCAAGCACAGTTGCGCAAGCAACGCGCAAGCTAGTATCCTCAATACACAACCTGACGAACCGCAAAGCGGTGGAGCAAGCCCTAGACCCTGGATGCAAATGACAGATAGGCCAGGAACGGGAAACGTGGCCGGAAACGGGGACCGACCTCCCCTGTCACAAACGCCACCTGACGGTGATACGTACGAGGTCAGGAATGAGATCAAGACTCTAGGTGTCGGCTAAAAGCAATTAGCAACGGCCACCTTCAACATAAAGTTGTAAAGCGTGGGGGGAGCTAAAGACCGTCGCCAAGAGTTCAGTCAAACGGTTAGACACAAGTACACCACGGGTACAACATCTAGAGCATAAAGTTTCTTTTCAAAAGCATAAAAAACTTACG